ATGCCTGCAATTATTGGCTTATTTATTCGTATGCTTGGTTTGTCTATTGTTCCTCTAGGCTGGAGGCTTTTGCGCGGGCTTGGTTTCGCTGCAATAAGTTATATTGGCATAGAAGCTGCTCTCGATAAGGCTAAGGTTTATGCTTTCTCACAGCTTGGCAGTTTGCCTACTGACTGGATTTCAGTCCTTGGTATGCTCAAGGTTGATGTTTGTTTGAACATCTTATTTTCTGCATATATTGCCCGCGCCTTGCTTGCTGGCATGAATAAGGCTGGTAGCAAAACAACTATGAAATGGACACCTAAGGAGTAGGGCGCATGTTAATTCTCCGTACTGGTTTGCCTGGAGCTGGCAAGACTCTCAACACAATTAAAGAGATTGATTTGGAGCATGCTGCCGATCCAGATAATCCCTTGCTTCGTCTTCACAAGGATCCTGACGATCCAAATTTACCCCCGCGTGTCATTTATTATCATGGCATCCCTGAACTTAAAGTAGATAAGCTCAAGTCTAACTGGGTTGAATGGGAGACTCCTGAGCTATGGTACAACCTGCCAGATGGCTGCGTTATCGTAATAGATGAGGCTCAAGGCACTTTCGGTACTGACGTTCGTGGTCGTGTTGAAAAGATTACCCGTTTTGAGAAACATCGCCATCATGGTTGGGATGTTCATATAATTACTCAGCATCCATCACTTATCTGCTCGCCTGTCAGGAAGCTTGTAGGAAGGCATATTAACTTTATCCGCCCATATGGCAGGACTAAAGGCATATTCCGTCATGAGTACGAGATGTGTATTGACAGGCCTGAGAATCGCACTAATTTCAAGATGGCTCAGGAGTCGAAAATTGAGTTCGACAGTCATTACTTTGGCCTTTATAAGTCATCAACTGTTCATACTCATAAAAAGGTTACGCCTAGTTATTACAAGGTTATCCCTTTGCTTATCGCTGCTGTTCTGATACCTATCGCTTTGCTTGGTGGTGGTTTCTGGTACATCATGAAAAGTAAAGCCCCTGAAAGTGAAGCTCCTGTTGTTTCTCATTCTGAATTAAAACCATCTGACTCCAAACACTCGACGTTACAGTCTGCTGCCGTTAACACTCCAGGCAGATCAGTTCAACCAGTTAATGAATATGTTGAGCAGTATAAGCCAAGAATTGCTGACGTTGAGTCATCTGCACCCAGGTATGACGAAACCAACAAGGCTAGGGACTTTCCACGTCCAACCTGTATGGCATCGACCGATGTTCGTATGTTGCTGACTGCGAAGTCTAGAGGTTTTAGCACTGGCTCGTTTAATGGTGAGGACACTGTCTGCCAGTGCTATTCACAGCAGGCTACACGCATGACCACTTCTTTTGATTTCTGCATGTCAGTTGTTCAGAACGGTTACTTTGATGACACCAAGCAGCAGCCAGCGTATGCCACACCGGCCGGTCTTTCCTCAAATCGCCTTAATGATATGCGCGATGGTCAGCAGCGAGGGCTCGCAGCTGTGGACCAGAGCGCTCAATCTACAAAGCCTTCACGGTTCAACATCATTCCTGATACCAGTCGCACGCAGAGGACTATCAAATGAAAGCTCTTGAGCTTATGTACAGATTCAATCCTGTCGTCGAGCGCCTAGACCTCTGTAACTCTCATGTTATCGACTGGAAGTGGCACCTGCAGGAAACCCGTCCTCATTTCTGGTGGCGTTTCCGCTGCTGGCTGTTATAACTCGACTAAACGGTAATTTAGTTGAGTTATGCTTTTTGGTGATTAAAAGGACTGTACATCGAGGCCGGCATGGAATCCAGAGGTACGCATAATGTGTGGACGTTATGGTACTTGCGGCCAACGGCCAGAATCGATCGTCGGGACCATTGCGCAGCCCCCCGGCGATCGATTTACCCATAACGTCAATTATGCGTAGCGGTACCATTTTGCTCGACCAGGATCTGCTGCAGCTTGATATTTTGGTACCAAATCACTTGCGCTATCGAGCAGCTTTGGTACCATTAACTCGTCCAGGTACTTCACCTGGTTCAATGGAGTGGTACCAATGCTAGTAAAAATCCTCGACGCTGACCCTGCATTTGTTGAAGCCCTTAAGTCTCAGACCGGTACAACCACAGCATCTAAAGCATTTGTTCATGCTGCTGATCGGTACCAGCACCTTCGTGTCAAAATTGATGATCAGCGCATCCTTATCGAGTCGCTGACTTCTGATCTTGCAAAGGCCAATCGCGTCATCGAAGGCGCACGATCTGCTGCCGCGCTTCTGCTTGAGAAAACGGGCCAGCTCGATCTGCTTGATTGATTTGGTACCACTGAGTTTGCCGATCGGCGACTCGAGGTCGTTGCCCCGGAACGGATTTGGTACCGTTCCTTCGCTCCATCATCCCCTCATTGATTACTGCGCTTTGCCGCAACGGACCCATAACGCGTAGCGCTTCGGTGGTCAGGTCCCGCAGGCAATTTCCTTGCAGCACATCGGGGCTTCAGGGGCCAGCCCCTGTTCGTAGCGAATGCGGAGAGCTTCTAGGGGTTGCTGGTTATTACTGAGAATTTCTTGTAGCACCCGGCAGTGCCTGGCTTGCCCAGGCTATACCGTGCAGTCATCAGTTCGACTCCTGCCTTCTGGCAGTCCTCCTGCGACTTGTAAGCGCCGTGTAGCTCGTAGCCTGTGCCTAAGGCGATTATCAGCATCCATTCGATCATGCTTGCTCCTGCGATTTTGAGGCATTCGGGTGGGGGTGCTGTAACACCCCCACTTTGGTATGCAATCGCATACTTTTCCCTTTACTCCTTCTCGATTACCACCTCTCCGTTCTCGTTCAGTTTTGCGTAAGGCACTGATTTTTCGAGAATTTTGTGTACCAGCTCGCTATCCCTCAGCGGTTGCATGCCTTTCTTTATCAGTAACTTATTGATTTCTATGGCTTTTTGTCGAATCGCCTCTTGCTCTGCGTTCGTCAGCCTTACGTTTGTGGCCATGCTTTCACCGTTCATCGTTTCACCCCCTTGATAATACATGTGTGCACGCAGACAAGTATTGACGTGTGCAGTTCCACATGTGTACATTCCGCACATATGTTATTTGTGTGCATGTGTAGGGAATCAGCATGTTTTACGACTGGGTGAAGGCTTTTCAGGATTTTGACCACGATCTCCCACAGATCGGGGATGTCATCACCCGCCGTTTTGATGTCGACACCGATGAGCTTCTCTCTACCAGCGTCCCTGCATTTTTCGCTGAGGGCAGCTACTCAACGACCTTTCGTATTCACGTCTGCGGCCGTCGTATCACCGTAGACGGTAATCCGTCACGCATTAACAGGCTCGATAACGTTTTCGGTATCTCTACTCTAGAAGGCTGCATGCGTGTGATTAACGCTGTTCTTGCTGATTACGGTCTACCTCCTATGACCAAATGCAAGATTGTGAAGCGCCTTCAAGATGGTTCTGTTTCCGCTGATGGTGCTGTTTTTCAGCGTCTTGATCTTACATCTAACTTTTACGTTGGCTCAGGCAATGAACGTGCTTATATGCGTGGAATTTCAAGCCAGCGTTACCGCAATTCAATTGCTTATCTTTACCCTGATGGTAATACCTGCGTCTGGACTCCTAAGGGTGGAGAAAAGGCAGGCCGTCTTGTTTATCCCGGCAACTATGCTAAAGCCGCTGAACTTGATGCTCACTTGCTTCCTCGCGTTAAACGCACATTCGGAGAGGATTCCGAAGAATATTTATACGTAGTCCAGCTCCGTGACTGGTGTCGCTCTGTAGGCATGGTTCGTTCTGAAATTAAATGTCGTTCAGAGTTTTTAAAGAGAGAAGGTCTCCAGCTTTGGGGACTATTTGACGAAACTAAATTATCGGAAATCCACAGGGGTTTTCTTATGATCGGTGAAAAGTGCGAAATTAATAACTTTGACGTTCTTACCGTTAAAGATGAGTTACTTGCTAAAAACATTGTCTCCTCTACCAAGGCTGCCATGACCACTGCTTCATACGTTTCTCTTTGGCAGTGTGGTCAGACTTTTGACTTCGAGAAGTCCGCCGTCAAGAAACACCGTGCGCTTCTGCGTAAGCTTGATATTGATATTAAAATACCTTTCGATTTAACTCGTCACGGCATTGTATTTATTCGCAACGTCCGCGAAGTAGAGCGACGGTTTGAGACCGAAGTTCCTTCCTTTTACCGCCATGCTGTTATACCTCGTCATCTTCAATTGGTGGCAGCATGATCACTGTAAGTTATCAGGGCAAAACCTTAAGTCCAGCCCAGCGCCGTCGCTTGCAACTTGAAGCTCATGTTCGTTCACTTACTACATCGCCATTGCGTGATCAGGTAGACCAAACTCTACTTGAAATGCAAGAGCAAAAGTCAAACGGTGTTCGTCATGAGCCTTTGAATAAGTTCATTCAGCGCGAAAAGGGTACTTTGTCAGTTGCCGAATGGATGGGTTTTTGATGCTTTATATTTCAATCATCTTTATTGTGCTTGGTCTTTTATTTGGAATCTGTCTTTGGATAGCGGAGCGGTAACATGGATAAGTCTCAATATCAGATTCTCCGTTATTCAGTCGAGGCTGAGATTGCTAATTTTAACTCTGGCAACATTGATGATTCTGCTTTCGCTAGTTCGCTTATGCGTCTGTTTCTACAGGCTTCATCAGCTGAACAAGTACGCACGCAACTAGCTAAGCGTCAGTTTCTCACTTTTCGTCGCAACCCAGATTTGACGCCGCCCGCATGGGCATTTCGACAGCCTGGCAAAAGCCCTTCCAATATTTTTATCCGATAGGTCATTTTATGAAAATTGCAAAAGGTTATATTCAAGACGTTCTGGAGCGTGGGGAAGGGGAGAAGGCCTTTTCCATTATCGGCCTCGGTGTCACCACAAAGAACCGTAACGGTTTTGAACTCACAACTGTCATGGAATTTCAAGTTCGCGGTGAAGACCGTAAAAAAGGCCTCCAGAATGCCTATCGCGCTCTTAAAGGAACTGAGGTTTATGTTCCCTATGATGACGAGATTGACACCTACTTCAAGGACAATCCCCGTATTCGTTATAGTCTTCAAGGCCCGCCTCTTCGTTTGGTTGAGGAACGAAGTGTATCTTCTGTCAATCCTCAGAAGGCTGGCTAACATGAATTTTCTGGGCTGTGAAGGAATGTGGCAAGTTCAGTCTGACGGTACACCCGTCTGTACTGGTCAACTTCAAACTTTCACAGTCCAAGAAATGCGGGACTCTCTCAGTCCTGCTATTACCGCAGAACAACGGATGGAAATAACTGGCGCGCTTTTTGGCCTCTTTGTTTTCGTCTGGGTCTGCAAAACCGTCCGCAATTCATTTTGATTTGGTGATATATGAAAAACAAACTGCTCCTCCTCTGCAAATCTGGCCGTGCTCAACTGGTAGCTGCTTCGATCGCGATGGCAACTGCCTCGCCTTCTTTCGCTGCCGGTGAAACCATCGACACTGCTGAAGCCCTCGGCTATGTCGCCGCTGCTGTTGTTGCTGCCGCAGCTGTTACCGCAGCCATGTTCGGTCTGACTGCCCTTATCGGTGCTGGCAAGAAAGCAATGCGCGCAGGTACTTAATTAACCCTGTTTGCCCGGTGGGAGTTTTTCCCTCCGGGCTTTTTTTTGTCTGGAGAAAACCATGGGGCCACTAAAATGTTTATTGATCCGAATGACTTCGTTTGGTTTTTCGTTACGGCTGCGCTTTTGGTTTTGTGCACTGGTCGTTAGTTTTTCATATGTTTCTTTTGCTAATGCTCAAGATTACAGTTACTCAACTTCCGCTTCTGGCGGTGCCCATAATTCAGCATCAGCTGCTTGTTCTGCAACAGCTTTAAGCGTCTATGGTGACAATTTAAACCCCCGATCAGGTGGTGTTTCATACCTTGGTGGTAACACTTATACCTGTACCATCCTAAGTAATGAACCTCGCCAACCTGACTATACATATAGCCGTGATTTTCCTGTCGATAGGATTGGTGATTCCTGTCCGCAAGGTACAACTCTTTCAGAGTCTCAAGGTAAGTGCTCAACAGATCAGCAGAAGTGTACCGATGCAAAGGGTGCTGTTCAGGCAAATCATAGTTGGCATCAATCAACCGATTCCCCTTTACCTCCGTCTGTCGGTGGCTGTGCAACATCATTAACCGGTGTATCTACTTGTTTGGCTGATGCTGCTGGTGGTTATACGTGCAAAGGTGACGTATCTGTAACTGGTGATCTTTATGTTCCACCAGCACCCGATCCAACTCCTACACCTGGCACTGGCACTGGCACTGGCACTGGCACCGGTACTGGTACTGGTACTGGTACAGGATCTGGTAGCGGCTCCGGCAGCGGTTCTGACTCCGGTTCTGGCAGTGGCAGTGGCTCAGGCTCAGGCAGTGGCTCCGGCAGCGGTTCTGGCTCAGGTAGTGGTTCAGGCTCAGGTTCCGGTACTGGCTCCGGTACTGGCTCCGGTACTGGCTCAGGTTCCGGTACTGGTTCCGGTTCCGGTTCTGGCTCAGGCTCTGGTACTGGCGATGGTGATGGTACTTGCGAAGGTGATAAGTGCGGCGAGGATGATGCTCAAGTTTCCGGCGATATGCAGTGTCAAACTCTTGTCTCTTGTACCGGTGATGTAATTCAATGCGCTGTACTTCGTCAAGAACAGCAATCACGTTGTGCTGATAAAGAATATCGTGATCTTACTGAGAAAAAGATAGCTGATTTGAAGTCCGAACTTCAATCTGAGTTTGCTGGTGAAGACTATAAGCCTATTAAGCCCGACTCTGACTCTACTTTTGATCTCTCATCAATGATCGATACAAGTAGTCGTTTTGGTGCGGCTTGTCCTGTCCTTAGAACTGTTAGTGTCCCCTTGTTTGCTGGCCGCAATGTCTCTTTTGATCCTAATGTTCCCGGTCTTTGCACTTTCTTCACTTTTATGGGTTATTTAATGGTCGCCTTCGCTATGCGTCGTGCTGCTGAAATTATTGCAACTGGAGTCTGATAAATGCCTGCAATTATTGGCTTATTTATTCGTATGCTTGGTTTGTCTATTGTTCCTCTAGGCTGGAGGCTTTTGCGCGGGCTTGGTTTCGCTGCAATAAGTTATATTGGCATAGAAGCTGCTCTCGATAAGGCTAAGGTTTATGCTTTCTCACAGCTTGGCAGTTTGCCTACTGACTGGATTTCAGTCCTTGGTATGCTCAAGGTTGATGTTTGTTTGAACATCTTATTTTCTGCATATATTGCCCGCGCCTTGCTTGCTGGCATGAATAAGGCTGGTAGCAAAACAACTATGAAATGGACACCTAAGGAGTAG